GAGCAAAAAGATTATTAGTTAATCATGGATTTTTAGGACATACTGCTGCGGTCTTTTATAACTACGATGATTCTTTACCTAAAGCAATTACTGATGACCAGACATTTGAATAATGGGAATAATAAGTCCACTACTACAACATTCTGCTACCAGAAGTTCTTTACAAGGAATGTCTGCTTATGGAGAAGTATTTGATACTTCTGAAGATATACGTTGCAGAGTAGAACCACAATCTAAAAGAATCTCAACAGAAAACGCAAATGAAACTTTAGCATCTGCAAAATTGTACGCAGAAAAAGACCAAACATTAGAAGTAGGCGATAAGATTATATTTGATTCAATAACATATTTTGTTTTACAAGTTAATAAGATATATGGACTTAGTACAATCAGTCATATTGAAGCTGATTTAGGAGTTGATACTACAAGTGGCTAAAAGGTTTTTATTTGAATGGTTTGGAGATGATGTACACAAGAAAGTAATGAGTGCAACAGAACGCGGACTTATCAAAGGATTAGAATTTGTTAAACAAGAATCAGTAAAGATAGTTCCAAAAGATACTGGAATGTTAGAAAAATCTGCAAGCGTAAAGATAAGTAATGATAGTAAACAAGGCGCAGTATCTTACGATACTCCATACGCTATAAGGCAGCATGAAGAATTAGGTTATAGACACGCAGAAGGTAGAACTGCTAAATATCTTGAAATACCATTTCAACAAAATCAAGGTAAAGCATTAGAAATAATGCAAAGAGAAATAAGGAGAGAAACAAAATAATGTTGGCTTCAGAAGTAGCTGAATGGATAGGCACTAACGTTACAAGTTGCAGCTTCGACACAACTGGTGTATCTGGTAATGTATTTATTTCTACATTGCCATCTAGTCCAGACACAGTAGTAATGGTAAGTGAGTATGGCGGCATAGTAGATGACAAAAATCCATTTAGTGATATTAATGTACAAACAAGGATTCGTGGAACAAAAGACCCAAGAGTTGGATATAACATAGCAAAAGAAATATTTGATGAGTTACAAGGACTTACAAATACTACGCTAATATCTAGTGGGAAGCATGTAGTCAAAGTTAACGCGTTGAATACTCCAATCGATATTGGACGTGATGACAATGGCAGACATGAATGGACAGTCAATTTTCAAATTGAAGTCCGCGATGTAGGAACTAACAGAAGTTAGTTTTAAAAAGAAGGAAAGAAATGGCAAACGCAAAAGTAGCAGCTAAAACTGCAACATGGGAAGTATCAACAGATAGTGGTTCAAGTTTTACCGCAATCAATGGTATTACCGACTTTTCTATGTCTAACAGTCCGACAGATGCTGATATTACCGATTTCGGTAGTGGTGTAAATACAGAGCATAAAGTAATCAGAAGAGCTATTGAGTTTTCAATCAATGGTTTTTGGCTAGAAGATGATTCAACAGGCGATATTGATGCTGGACAGGAAATTATCTATGATGCTGGTAAATCTGATACACCTTATGTTTATAAGCTAACTACTAATGGTGGTTCAACAATCGTGTTCACAGGAACTGCGGTGTTTACACTTGCAGGAGATGTTAATAATGTTATGACATGGAGTGCAACAATTAGGGCAACAGGCGCAGTTACTTATACTGACGCTTAGTTCTAAAGAAGGAAGGTAAATCTATGAGTGGAGATATTAATTACAAAGACTTCGATGCTGCATGGGAAGAGCAAGTAGCAGAACCATACGTCGTAAAGATACGTGGTAAGAAGTATGAACTACCAGCTTCGGTATCGGCAGCGTTTATGTTAGAGATAACTAAGATTACAAATCAAAAAGGTGTCAATGACAACTTAAATGCTGCTGATATAGGCGCACTAATTAATGCGCTATTTGGTAAGTCAGTAGTTGAAGAATGGATGGACGAAGGTATGTCATTACCACAATTAAATGACGTTCTTTCACACATGCTAAAAGTATATGGACTTGATGGAAGTAGTAGTGATGCTGACCCAAAAGTAGTGGAGAAGCTGACCGACAAATCCGAAGAAACCAAATAAAAAAGTTCTTCAGTAACTGGAACTCAATAGAAGCTGATTTTCAAAGAGAGTATCAAATAGACTTGATGCCAGAAATAAAATCTGGTATGTCATGGCGCAGGTTCATTTTGCTATATAATTGTCTAAGTAGCGCAAGCGTAACAGTAGAGATGATACAACATGAACAACAGAAAGTGCAAAGCGGTGTTAGCGAGATTAACACAGATAAACAACTGGACAGATACCTCAAGTCTCAATTTGGAGATTAAATAATGGCGTTAACAGTAGGCGAACTTAACGCAATCCTTAAAGTAGAGAATAGACAATTTGAAGAAGCACTTAAACAAGCAAAGAAATCTTTAGAAAAAGCTGCATTTGAAGCAGACGAGTTTGGAGAAGAAACCGATTCTGCATTTAAGAAATCTACAAAATCCGCAGATAAATTTGGTAGAGAAGTCAAAGACATTACCAAAGATGTAAGAAAAGCAAAAACGCCGATGGAGAAACTTGGCAAGAATATAGGTACTGCATTTAAAGTAGGTGTAGTAATAGCATTCGGTAAACAAATAGCTGATGTAACTATGCAGATGGCTAACTTAGCATTAGAAGCGCAAGAGTCCGCAGCTGCATTCGAGATTACATTCGGTTCTGCTGCCAAAGAAACTACAAAATTTGTTAACGAAATGGCACATGCTTTTGGTATGACAAGAGCAGAGATGCAACAACAGATGGCGGTAACTGGTTCGATAATTCAAGGTATGGGCTTTACATCACAAGCAGCTGCTGGAATGTCAGAAAACATTTTAAATCTATCTGGAGACTTGGCAGCATTTATGAACATTCAAGAAGGTGCAGTTTTACCTGCCCAAGCCATAACCAAAGCATTAACAGGCGAGCGTGAGATGCTTAAAAGTATGGGAATCGTGTTACGTCAAGTAGAAATTGACCAAAAGGCAATGAACATGACTGGTAAATCTGCGGTATCACAACTTAATGACCAAGAGCGCGCTGCCGCGTCTCTAACTCTTATTGAAGAAAAAATGGGGCATATTAAAGGACAGTTGGCTAGAGAAGCACAAGGTGCAGCTAACCAGATGAGACAATTAAAAGCAGAATTTAAAGAAGCACAGACAGAAGTAGGTCAAGCATTACTTCCAGCATTCGCAACATTTATACCAGTTGTAAGAGAACTTATACCAACATTTAAAGAAGTTATGGCAACAGTAGCTTCAGTCGTACAAATATTTATGAACTCATTAATGCCAGCATTAAGACCACTTAAAGAAATAATGTCTGCATTAATGCCAATAGTAGAAGCAGTCGCAGAACTATTTGGTAATTCTTTATCTCTAACTTTAAAAGCAGTAGCTGCAATACTTGACGCAACATTAATACCTATGCTTAATGGATTAGCTAAAGCAGCGGAAGTTGTAATGAATGCGTTTGGTATTTTAACTTCCCAACAAGAAGAATACTTACGTTCTGCTGAAACTGCTGAAGGAGTTATATTTAGATTAAATGAAGCATTGGAAGCTGGCGCTGACCCAATGGAAGCATTTAATGCTGCAATGGCAGAAGGTAATGAACTTGGTTTAGAGCAAAAAGATATATTAGAAGATGCAACACAAGCAGCGTTTGGTTTTTCAGAAAAAAGAAGAGAGCAAATAAAAGAAGAGCTTAAATTAAAAGAAGCAACATTAGAACAGTTACAAGCACAAAAACAAAGTGGTTATCAAACACATTTATATACACAACAAATAGCTGATACAGAAGAACAAATTAGAATGCTTAATGGAGAACTGACAAGTAATATATTAAAGCAAGCACACCATGAACGTTCTTCCGCAGCAGCTGCTGATGGTCTTGATGATTTTACAGAATCAACAGAAGAGTCAACAGATGCAGTAGAAGATAACACTCTTAAATTAGACAAAAATACACAAGCTAAATTGAACAACGTATCAATACAAAATGAATCTATTGCTGCAATGTTGAATCTAGTTGGTGCTATTCAAAAAGTTACAGAAATACAAGGTAGAGAAGCAGTAGAGCAAGAGAAACTTAACAAACTGATAGCACAAAGAATAGAATTAGAAAAAATACTTGCTGAAGAAAAAGGCAAAGGGGAAGTGCAGACAGAAGTCGAGTTAGCACAAATAGAAAAATTAAAAAAACAAGAACAAGCGTTATTGACACAACAACAAAAAGGTTTAGACCTTAAATTAGAAATAGCAAGTGCTGAACTTGATTTAGAAGATGCAATAGTATCAAGAGATGAAAAAGGCGAAGAAGCAGATGCCAGAGATGAATTATCGATTAAACAAGCACGAGCTAGATTAGCGCAGCTTAAGGAACAACAAGCAACATCTAAAGACGTAACAATAGAATTAGCAAACGTACAACAAAACTTGCAAGATTCTATTGCAAACTCAACTATGGCAACACAAAAGTTTATTAATGCACAAGCAGGATTAGAAAGATTAAATGTCAGAATATCAGACCAAGTAGCTAAACGTAATGAAGCTGCAATAGATACAGAAGCAGAGAGATTAGAACTTACAGAAGCAAAACTTGCATTAGAAGCTGCAACTATTACTGCACAAGATAGAGGCATTATGTCAGAAGCTAGAAAAACATTAGGTCGTGTCATGGGATTAGATACTGCTGGTGTAAATGCTTTATTTCAATCACTTGGATTAGATTTAGGTTCTTTTGGAAGAGTAAGTAGTGCTAAACCATTTAGACAAATGTTAACAGAAGATGATGCAGGATTTTTACCACCACCGCCACCAGACCCACCACAAGATGAAAAGAAACCAGATACAGAATCATCAATACCAAATTTTGTGGATTTCTTAAAACAACCAGTAGGCGGTTCACTTGGTGGAGTAAATATAAACAGTCCAGTAAGAACGTTTATTGATGAAAGCGCTTTAGATTTAGGTAATCCAAATAGCGCAGCTTCAAGATTTCAAAAAGAACGTGATATAGTTATTAATCAATTTATTGACCCAACTTTAGATGCTGAAGTTAGAACACAAAAACAAATGGATGATTTTAATGCTAAGTTGCAAGTAAATTCTAGGTTTAGAGTATTGTAATGAGTTTTGCAGTTAATATAGCTGGCGTAAATTATGATGCACTAGAAAACAAAGTTTCTATATTAGATAAAGCAGAATCAAGAAGTAGTGCAAAAATACAAATTTATGATGATAAAACATCAGACACAGGAAGTGATGGAACATTTTATGGTTTTGAGTCATTTCAATCAGTAAGTATTACAGATACAAATGGAGATACTGCATTTTCTGGTGTAATCATAAAACCAGTTGCAAGACTAATTAGTCCAACTCAAAGAATCTGGGATTTAACATGTACAGATAATCATTATTACATTGACAAAAGAATAATTGCAAGAGCATATACTAATCAAACTGCTGGCGCTATTGTGCGTGATTTAATAACAAATGTATTTAGTGCAGAAGGTGTAACTGCTGGAACTATACATGATTTATCACTTGTAGATAAAATGGTATTTAACTATGTCAATGGAGATAGAGCGTTACGTATGTTATCTGAATATACAAATGCAGTTTGGTATGTTGATGAAAATAAAGCATTACATTTTTATGAGCGTACATCTAACAATGCACCATTTAAAGTTGTT